CGTCAATAATTAATAACTTAATGGACAGATCGGTAATAAAATATAAAAAGTTAGAGATTGAAGAAAACAAAATAAAGAAACAGCTTTATAAAATCACAAAAGATGGCGAATAGAAAAGAGGTACTTGAAAAACTAAAAGCAGCAGCTTCCGGAGGCAACATTCGTGAAGCTTATCGTGAGTTTGAAGAACTGCCTATAGTAGATCAGTTAGCGATTAGTGTTGCTCCTGGAATAGGAGACGTTCTTGCAGTTTACGAAGTTGGAGAGTTTGGAGCCAGAGGTGCTAAAAGACTGGAGGAGAAAAAGTTTCTTGGAGCAGCAGGGTACTTCGGTTTATCAGCCCTTGCGGGTGCCAGTTTATACCCTCTATTCAGACTGTTTAGAGGAGCTAAAGTTTTAAAGACAGTTCCTAAAGAGGAAGTTAAATTACTAGCAGACTTAGAACCTACAAAGGTTATAGAGGAGACGGTTAAAGACGCTCCATTACCTAAAGTTGAAGATTTTAAACCGTTGTCATTAGATGATCAGATGTACCCAGGCACCACCAATTTATTTAGAGGATTGATGGATCAAAGGGTTAAAGGCGGATTAACTTCAAAAGCTGCTAAATTTATTAACACAAATAAAAAATTATTAAATGAAGGCAAAGCTATATCTTACATTAATGCACTAGTAAAAAGTGGAGTGCCAAAAGGTGAGTTGAGGTTATTAAACTTAATTGATGAAGTTGGAGAAATACATCCTAAGTTGATGAGTGAGCTGGAGATAAGGAACCCTCAAGGTAAAATTACCCGACAAAGATTAGCCAATTACATTAAATCCAATCAACAAGATACTTTAAACAGAAGGGCCTTAAACAGGAATGAGTTTGTTGGCGAGTCCAATGTTATAAGCTCCAACAGAGGATATGTAGATGCAGGCGATATATCAGAATCTACATATCACATTAAAGGTTTAGATAGAAAAGAAAATTTTGATCACTATGGAAACGTTCCCAATAACAAAGATCATTTTGTATTTGACAGTAGTGCGGATTACTCACTTCCATCTCTAGAAGAATTAAGCCCCATAAGAGAATTTATTGGTGGCGACAATCTTTTAAATGTATCAAGAATTCAATCAGACTACGCAGAAGAGTTAGCCAGACAACAACAGAAGAATGTAGCAGACAATCTAGATTATATTAGAAACAAAATGGCATACCAAAATTTACCTAATGAAAAATTCCAAGCCAACTATATGTTGGATATTGTTAGGCTAAATCCAGGATTAAAAACAGGCAAAGAATTAAAACAAAAATATTTTGAAGCATTAGAAGATAAAAACTCTCAAATTTATAAAAAAATTCAAAGAGCAACAAGTGGGGATGCTCCAATAGTTGCAGAATCATTATTAAAAAATAAAAGAGCGTACAAAACTGATGATTTTGAAAGTTTAATACCCGTAGTTGAGGAAGCTCGTTTACTATTCCCAGTAACACCTTACGTTGATCCAAAGGCTGTTGCCGCCGTAAAGAAAAGTTTAACTGAATACAACCAGAACGTACCTAAAATTAATAAGTTAGCTCAAGATAAATTTAAAATACAAAGTGAATTAAAAGCATCTGGACTAACGCCTGACTCACCTTCTTATTTAAAGGTAGTTGACGAACTAGATGCAATTGACGAACAACTAATTAAACTTTCGCCTTCTTTGAAAGTTATGGATCAATTTGATGGCTATACTCTGAGCAAAACAGATTTAGAGCAAGCTACGGGCAAGCCGTTTACAGAATCTCTTGACAAAACTGTAGACGAAATATTTTATGATTTTGAGTATTTAAGAGGTGGTGATTCTGGTCCAATTACGCAAAAGTACGGACCAGGAACTCCTGGCGAAAGAGCTTTAAAATACTTTAACGAAATGATGGACAACAGCGACAAAACTTTTGATCTTAATAACGGTCTTAGTATACTTAAAAAAGCTACCAAGATTGATTCAAGTAAATTTAAAGGTTATTCAATAGATCCTTACGCAAAAGGAACTGGGACTGATGTTACAAAATTGCCAATAAGATTTAATTTTTTAAAAGCAGTTTCAGAGGGCAAGGATGGCATGTACCTTGACTCAGGCATGAAAAGATTAATATCTGAAGGTGGACATAAGCTCCCGATATTAAGAGCCACTTACAACGGAGCTGAAAACGAAATAAACAAAATTATTAAAGAGCTTGGAGAAAATCCTAAAGATTATGTACTGACAAATAAAACACCTCAAGATGTTGTTGACAATAAAGGTAGAAATTTATGGAAAGATTTACCTGACCAATCAGATGAGTTTTTTAAGTTTGAAGGAACCTACGTTAAAATTGACGATAAAATAAGAGCTTTAGTTAAAGAAAAAGGAATTGATGCCTTTAAGGATGGTGGTCCTGTCAGTATAGAAAATATGTTAGCTGCTTTATGAATCTAGCTCACCTCTCTGATCAAGAGATTAAAGAAACTCTAGTTTTAAAAGAACGTCTAGAGTTGTTGAAGAAACAGAATGGTTGCCAAGAAACATTCTTAGAGTTTATCAATCACATGTGGCCTGAATTTATTTGTGGTCGTCATCATAAGATATTTGCAGAAAAACTGGAGGACGTTGCTAGTGGTAAGTGCAACAGGCTTATTATTAATATGCCACCTCGTCACACCAAGTCTGAGTTCTGTTCTACCTACTTTCCTGCTTGGATTATGGGCAAGCAACCTAAAAGAAAGATTATGCAAACAACGCATACGGGTGAGTTGGCCGTAAGGTTTGGTCGTAAAGTTCGTAACATGATGGATGCTGATGAATACAAGCAAATCTTCCCTAAAGTAGAATTAAGAGCCGACTCTAAATCTGCTGGTCGTTGGGAGACTGACAAAGGTGGTGAGTACTTTGCCGCAGGTGTGGGAGGAGCTATTACAGGTCGTGGTGCAGATCTATTGATTATTGATGATCCTCATTCAGAGCAAGACGCATTAAGCCCTACTGCTATGGAAGCGTGCTGGGAATGGTATACCTCCGGACCTAGACAGCGTTTGCAACCAGGTGGCGCTATCATACTTGTAATGACTCGTTGGAGTTCAATAGATCTAACTGCAAAGTTATTAGAGTCTCAAAAAGAATCATCTGCTGACCAATGGGAAATTGTAGAGTTTCCAGCAATCTTTCCTGAAACCGACAATCCTTTATGGCCTGAGTTCTGGTCTATGGAGGAACTAAAAAAAGTAAGAGCGTCTTTGCCAGTACAGAAATGGAATGCACAATGGATGCAAAATCCCACCTCCGAAGAAGGTTCAATTGTTAAAAGAGAATGGTGGAAAGCTTGGGAAAACGAAACCTTACCCCCAGTAAGTTACATCATACAAAGTTACGATACGGCTTTTAGTAAGAAAGAAAACGCAGACTATTCTGCTATATCAACGTGGGGTGTATTTAAACCCACACCAGACTCCCCTGATTGCGTCATTCTATTAGATGCTCAGAAAAACCGCTGGGATTTCCCAGAATTAAAAAGAGTAGCCTACGAAGAATATCAATACTGGGAACCTGATATGGTGTTAATTGAAGCCAAAGCTTCAGGAACCCCTCTAACTCATGAGCTTAGAAGATTGGGCATACCTGTAGTTAATTACTCTCCAACCAGAGGACATGACAAATCTACCAGGATGCATTCAGTTGCACCTATCTTTGAGTCTGGATTGGTGTACGCACCTCAAAAGAAATTTGCAGAAGAAATGATAGAAGAGTGTGCATCATTTCCTTTTGGAAAAAATGATGACCTATGTGATACTATGACTCAAGCTTTAATGAGATTTAGAGAGGGCGGTTTAGTTTCTCTTGATGATGATTACTCAGACAGAGAAAAAGCACCAGTAAAGAGAATATACTACTAGGATTATGGCAATAGAAAAAGATATAAATCCAACGGTTTTAAACGAAGCAAATCAAGTGCCGCTTGGTCAAGAGGACATGCAAGTTGCTATAGAGGCAATAAGAGAAAGAGGTACTGAAGGTTTTGAAATGCAAGAAGATGGGAGTGCTGTTTTAACCTCATCTATACCGGAAGAAATAGAAACAGGGTTTGATGAAAACTTAGCTGAAATTTTAGACGATCAACAGTTAAATGTTATTTCTAATGAATTAATGGCTGGTATTGAAAAGGATAAATCCTCTAGAGAAGATTGGGAAAAGACTTACAAAGATGGCCTAAAGTATCTTGGCATGAAATTTGATGCTGAAAGATCTGAGCCGTTTGAGGGGGCTTCAGGCGTTATACATCCTTTATTAGGAGAGGCAGTAACAACCTTTCAAGCTCAAGCTTATAAAGAATTATTACCATCAGGTGGTCCAGTTAAAACTCAAGTAATAGGATCTTATGACTCTTTAATAGAAGAGCAGGCACAAAGAGTTAAAGAATTTATGAATTATCAAATTACTCATGTAATGGAAGAGTTTGATGAGGAGTTAGACCAATTATTATTTTATTTACCTTTAGCGGGATCTGCATTTAAAAAAGTTTATTACGATGAAAGTTTAGGCAGAGCTGTTTCTAAATTTATTGCTCCCGAAGATTTAATTGTTCCTTACTATACAACCGATTTACAAACCTGCTCTAGAATAACTAACGTTATTAAAATTGCAGAGAACGAAGTTAGAAAACTACAAGCGATAGGTTTTTACAAAAAAATAGATTTAGAAAGCGGAAGTAACTCAGAGAATTATTCTGGCGTTAAAGAAGAGATAGATAAACTTTCCGGTATGGAGCCATCTTATGATGACGGAGAAGTTTCTGTTCTTTACGAAGTTCATTGTAATTTAGAACTAGAAGGCTTTGAAGATACGGATGAAGAGGGTGAGTTAACAGGAATTAAACTGCCTTATATTGTAACTTTAGATGCTAACTCAACTGATATATTGTCTGTTAGAAGAAACTACAAGGAAGATGATAAGCTTAAAAATAAAATAGAATACTTTGTGCATTTTAAATTTTTGCCTGGTTTAGGTTTTTATGG